CCACCGTAAACATTACCTCGCTCACCGACAACATAGAATACCCCTTCAGTACCACCCTGTCCGTCAGCACCGGCAGCGCCAGCAGCACCAAAGTGAATTGCAGCACCTGATGCAACACCTCCGATGTTTTCGGCAGGAACAGCCTCTATAAGGGCAGTCTCCATGTAATCCTCAAAGCGTAGACGAGTATCGTGCTCAGACTTTAGGTACCATAGGTATCCGTTAGCTCCGTCCTCAGATGTGATTTCAATCCATCCGATTTGAGCCATGTCAGATCCAGATACAGCGTACTTGTCCTTGATGATGATAGGCTTGTTGTCAAAGATGAAGTCATCAGACTCTAAAGAGTTAGCCATGCCGTCAGTCCCTTTCTTAAATTCAGATCCGTAAATCCAAACAGTACAAGCAACTGCCGCAGCTACAGCTTGACCAGAAGACTCATAGTAAGCGACATCGAATGTTCCTAACGCATAGTCTACTGCTGTTACAACAGCTTTGTTGCTCAAGTTTGATGCAGCTGTGTTGTCAGAGATCATTACAGTTTGACCTACACGGATAGCGATTCCACCTTGTCCCGCAGTAGTAGTACCACCTGGGATAGCTGGAGTTAAGTTATCATTAACCGTCCATACCGCGTCAACATCTGTTCCAGCCGCTGCTGCAGACGTACAGTTAACATACTTAATGTGTAGTCTACCTTGCTCTGCCCATTTAATCATGTCAGAGTTAGTAGGCATTTCGGCACCCACCATTCGTAGGAATGATGAGATTGATCTATTACCATATCTCTCAAACTCTTTTTCATAAGTATCAGGTAGATACTGATTCAAAAAGTCGAAATTGGTAATATAGTTTGATTCCAGAGTTACCCGTTCTGCCGAAGGTATTAGGTTAAACCCTGGGGTTGCATTTACTGCCATAGTTTCTATTTTTTAAAATTTTATAATCGTTTTGCACTCTTAATGCGAAGTCCTCTTCCACTGCTCGTGTCACCTACAGGACGAATAGATAATCCGTTCTTGTTTAGCGACTGAGGTGCCTTGCGAACCATATCAATGTTTTTAGATTTCTTAGTAACATTATCAATGGCCTCCGCCTTGCCTTGCTCATAAAAAAACTGCGCGAACTTATCGGGATTCATTGCAATAGATATTGCTCTATGATACCCGGCTGCATCCTTCATCATGCCAGTCTCTGAATCCATAAATCCATTAATGAAATTACTGATGTCAGACTGCTTGCTTCGAAGTTCAGCAGCATCGCCCGGCTTATAAGTATAACTCTGATCATTCACAGATACCTCAAAACCTTTGAAGTCCTGTCCAAACACATCCTGTGTTTTTTGAACAAACCAGTCATACCGCTTTTTATTCGCCTCCTCCTGAGTTTTGGATTCCTCCATAAAACTTCTATAACGATCAAATTCCTCCTGTTGCTCCGCAGAACGAGCATCCCCACTTGACTCAAGAGGGACCCTGTATTGTTCTTGTTGCTCCTTTAAGAACTTTTTCGCTTTAGTAAGCTCTCTTTTTTTTGCCAACTTCCGCTTCTTAATATCTTTTTCATCGTCAAAGTCTTCATCGAATCCAAACTTGTCCTCCATGAGGTCACGAATATCATCGTTGTCCAACCCATCCTCTGTCGAAGCATAATAGCTCGTTAGCAAAATATCTTCATCAAGGTCATCGTAGTCTCTCTGTAGCTTTACAAAGTCATCGATTCCCCTGCCAGTTTCCTTTTTATATTTAAAGAACGCTGATACATCTTCTGGCAAGTCTTCGTTTGCTTCTCTCTGAGTAAACAAGTCATCCACCGAGCTGATGTCTTTATCGTACCTGCTCTTGATATAATCAAGAACATCGGTATCTTCTATTTCTTTTTTAACCTGCTGAATATCTTCAGTAGGTTCCACCTTAGCAACTTCCTCCTGCACTACGTCACCTTGTTCGGCTGCGTGTTTCTCTAAAAGTTGTTGCTCTATTTCCTGAGTAGATTTCTCTTCTACTCCTTCCACCACTTTTACTTTGAATTTCTGATTTTCCATTTAATTAAATTTTATGCAAAGTTATATAATATATTTTCTATTTATCGAGGCGAAAATTCTGCAAGATCAAATCCATCAAGACTATCTTCATTGGACTCAAAGTTGAAGGAAGGCAGGTTTCGTTTACGTTGCTCAATCATTTTAGACTGCTGCGTGTTAGCCATGCTTATCCTTTGTTTCTTACCTTGCTCTCGAATCTCTTCACGGTCATCAATCTGAGCCTGCTGCATGCTATGAAGTTGCATGTTGTATTGGAACTCAAGACTCATTAACTGCTTTTTCATTGCAGCTTCATTTTCTTTTTTCTTGACATCAAAACTCGCTTCAGCTTGAGCGATTTGTATTTTAGATTGCGTTTCCATTTCAATCTTCTTCATAGCAGTAGCGGCTGCCATCTGTTGAGATTGCATTTGCATTTGAGCGGTCATCTGCTGCTTCTGCATTTCCTGTTGCTGCTGCTTCTGCATCTGCTGCTTCCTCTTTACCTTAAGCAACTGGTTGGCAACTTTGATGTTTTTTATTTCTCTAATATCAATAGCATCCTCAAGGCTAATGTCCTGCTTAGATAATGCCATCTGTATGTTTTGCTCAAGCATTGCTTTCTGCTCTTCGTCAGGTGACATCTCTATGAATATACCGAAGTCATGTAAGTAAAGATTTCTTATATCTTCCAACATTTTTAAGTTATACTTACCAATCTGCATAGCAAACTCATCTCTAAAGTCAGCATACTCTAATACATCAGCACATCTTAAAGCAAGAGCTTCAGCTAATGTTTTTGTTATAAATAAACTTCCTTGAAGGATGTGTCTTGTGGCTGTGTTTGAATTTAATGCAGCAAGCTTTTGTACGCCCACTAATGAATTAGGATCGGGAGTTGATCCATCTCTTGCTTCGTTTAGGCCGGTCACTGCTCTAATCATATTAAGGTAATGATTGTAATTACCTATAAGCATTGTCATTTTGGACGCACCACTGTTCGATGTTAATTGGGTGATAGGCACTCTTGCGTTATTAAACTCACCATCTTGAGTGTAACTTCGACCAACTACACTACCAGTCTGGAAGTAAAGCCTTAGTGCGTCCTCCGGATTATAAGCATTACCCGTTCCCAGGTCAACCTCGTTTAATCCATCAGCGTCTATAAATACCCCATCTGGTACAACACGCGAAACTACCTGCTGTAGCTTTAGGTGTGTAATCTGTATAAGATCCGCAAAAGGAATCATTCGTCTTACCAAAGACTCAACAACACCTTTATACATTCGAGGTGCACAAGCTACATAGTTAGGAAGCGCATATTGATTGGCCGAGTTAGGGCGGACCATGTTCTTCATCATATCCCACTTGAGGATAATATTGGTCCCCATGACCATGACGCCCTCATACCAAACATCAATTCTTTTTTCTACTTTTTCAAAGTTGCCCTCCTCCATCATCTCTTCTGGTGGATTAAACTGATCGTCTTTTTCTACTGTCTTAAATGCACCCTCACTTATTTTTTTCTTTTTGTATACAAAGCTGTTAGTGGTCTTGTAATTAAAATATAAAAGTGTACAAGTATCTCGTGCGAACATACTATTCTCATACATAGCGGCCACGTTGTAGTAGTCATACCATGATTGACTGTACTGAGAAATCTCTTCAAGATCTTCTGTAGTAAGATCAGGATTTATTTTTAATACCTCTGATATAGGAATGGTTTTTAACTCTCCCCAGTAGAAGCAATCTCTAAAATATGGGTCCTCTGTGTAGCTATACACGACATGCGCCGGATCAACATACTCAACACGTACACCATCTCCTTCTTGAAATGTATGCTTACACATTCCTAATCCTAATGTTGTAATATCGTAATCAACTCTCTTTCTAATATCTGAATAATGATTCTCATCCAAAAGAGTGTTTATTGCTACTTCACTTGCTACCTCTATAGCAGGCTTGTAGTTCATCTGCATGTAAAGTTCAAGTTCCGTATCACTTTCTGGAAGCTCTTCAGGATCTACCTCAAAAAGATCAACTCCAAACTCGTCAGCGATTTTGTCAAACAAGGGTCGAGATATCATATTTTTCTCAACTTTAGTTTGGAACTCATTTCTTTTTTCTGCCGACAATGCATCCTGCGCATAGCACTTAACATCAAACAATCTGTCTGACATACCGTTAACCACAATATCAACAAACTTAGGTATGATAGGAACCGGTGTCCAATCCAGGTTTAGATAACTTAGATCACCGTCAATAGCAAGCTCGTTCTTGTACTTGCCCACCGACTGCTCACCTCGTGCATATAGGCGAAGCCTATGAAACTCCCTAAACTGATTATAAAATCTGCAGGACAAACCGTCCCGTCTGAACCATTCATACTGAATAGCCTGTCCTATCTGTAGACCAAACTCCTCTTTCTTTTTGTCTGCATCCGAGACAAATTGATCAGGGAAGGCCGCAGACTTAATGTCGATCTGGATTCCTTTCATTTAATAAGTTGGCTTACTGAACTATTATTATTATACCTGGCAAAATTAATACTTATTTTTGATTTCTGTTTGGTGGGCGTGTATAGATGCTTTTGGTTAGCCATTATAGCCAATCCTGAACTGATAGCTGCATCATACTTAGTCCGGTTGTTAATATCAAACTTTGCCCAATCCTCTAATGTGTTAGTGAAATACATTGTCCCCATATCATCTGACTCTCTAAAAGATCCTGACATGTCAATTCCTATATGCTTTTCAATGTAAGACTCTATAGCGGCCGCGTGTGCTTGCTTTACGTCCTCAGATGAGTTAGGTATACCTCCAAGTTCTTTCTCGGTCTTAGAGAGCTTGTTATAGGCCTTGTCGGGCCTGTTTATTGAGAAGCCTCTATACCCTCTATTCTTTAAATGATATAGCAAGCGAGGTTTATTGTTCTCTGCAAGTATGGGCATTCCATAAAACACACAGGCCATAAGAACCTCCTCAAAGAATATCTCTGCTGTCTGTGGTCGTGCGATGTACTCAAGAAAAAACTCATTGCTCGGCGCATCATCCATATTAAATTTGGTCAGTCCGTGTAACGCGCCATTAGACCCCTTGCCTACTACCACGCCGGAGATGTCGTAAGAGTCACAGCCAAAACACCCGAGGTGCTCATTGCCGGGATGTCTAACTCCGTTACGGATATCCACTCTGTTTTGTAGTTGTGGTGGCGGTGTCCAGCTTACCAGGAAGCGGCCACTCTTATTGGGACTCCATACAACCTTACTGTCTTTAATTCCGTTCTGCCACGAGAAAGAACCGCGTGTTAAGTGGTGTGCCGTGATCAACGAATCATTATAGTCAATCTGCTGATAGATCTTTGTAAGATTAAATATAGATGCTTTACTTTCATCTCTAAACGCATGCGACTCACTACGAGGGAACTGCCGGTAAAACTCATTAAGGGCATCAGGATCTGATCCAAGAGAATCTACCTCATTGTTCCAGTAGCTTATTGCTCCATGATATATATCTTCACCATCCACACCCACTACAGCATCGTTAGGTGTATGAAACACCGGCATACCATATCGATCAATATATCCCTCGAAGTTCCACTCCATAGGTATAAACAATGAGTAAAGCCCGCTCTTGGTTTGCCCGTTAGCGTTTCTTTTTCTTGGGTCCGAATCCATGTATAGCTTCTTGAAGTTATTACCTCCCTTATCAAGAGCATTAGACGTAGACCCCATCATACACTTGCCGATAACCTTACTACCCAAACGTAAACAGGTTTTAGTTACACGCCAGTTGTTTAGAATGTTCTCGGGCTTCTCCCACTTCCCACTCTCGTCATGTAACAGAAGTTTTAGCTTCTCACCATCATAACTGTTATCGGATTTGTTTTTCCAGTCAATAGTTGTATCAAGACCCTCAAGCCTCTCCTCATC